AAACGAGATGAACGAAACAGTAGAAGAAACACAAGAGGATAATAACGCTATCAAGCAAATGCGCGAACGCATTAAAGAGCTTGAAGCTGTTGAGAAAGAGTACAAGACTGTTCAAGCAGATAATGCTATTAAAGAAGCAGGATTTGACCCTTCCTCTGGACAGGGCAAAGCGTTGAAAGACTTATATAAAGGTGAGTTAACCTCTGATGCTATACAGCAGTTTGCTCAGGAACAATATGGATGGACCTCAGAAAGTCCTACCACACCTGACCCACAAGCTGCTCAAAAGTCAAGAGTAGTAACTAGCCAGGAAAGTTTAGATACTGTAATTGAAGCATCTGTTCCTGTTGAACCAGTAGGCATAGATGACCAGATAGCACAAGCACAAGCTGATGGAGACTGGTCTACCAGTTCAAATCTCAAAGCAGACAAATTAAGACAACTATTAGACAAGAAATAAAAGGAGAAAAAAATGGGTGCAATTTCAGGAATGGGAGATACCTATGACTTACCTAATTTCGTAGGCGAGTTATTTAATATCACACCTTCAGATACACCTTTACTTTCTATGATGGGTGGAATGACTGGAGGAGTCTCCACGAAGTCCAAACAATTTACTTGGCAAACAGTTGACAATGCAACAGCTGCTCAAACAGTTGCTGTTGAGGGTGCAGACCCAACTTATGCTGCTAGAACCAGAAGTCAAGTAGTAAACGTTACACAAATTATGCAATATGGTGTTAATGTTTCCTACACAAAACAAGCTGCAACTGGCAACATAAGCGGAGAATCAATACTTGGAAATCAACCAGTTCAAGACGAACTTGCTTTCCAACTAGACCTAGCTATGAAAAGAGCTGCTAGAGATATTGAATTCTCATTCTTCCAAGGCACATATCAAGCTGATACAGATGTATCTACTGCAAGAAAGACCAGAGGTCTTGGTGCAGCGATTACAACTAACAAGATAAATGCTGGAGGAGATGCACTTACACAAGCTGATGTTGATGCTTGTCTTAAAAGTATGGCAGATAACGGAGCTCCATTTGAGCAACCAGTTATCTTCGCTAACGCTTTTAACAAGCAAAAACTATCATCATTGTTCTCATCTGCATTGGCACTAGCCCCAAGAGATAGAAACGTTGGTGGTGTAAACATTACAACAATAGAAACTGATTTCGGTGAAATCGGAATACAATACGCAAGACATATACCTGCTTCACAAATATTAATTGTGGATATGGCATATTGTGCTCCTGTATTCTTAGATATCCCTGGAAAAGGACACTTCTTTGTTGAACCATTGGCACAAACTGGTGCTGCATATAAATTCCAACTCTACGGAGAAGTGGGATTAAACTATGGACCAGAACAGTTCCACGGTAACATTCACAGTACATCTACTTCCTAATTAGGAAATAGATAGTATATTTATTAGAGGGAGATAAATACTTCTCCCTCTAGTAATATAGGAATATATGGCAGCAGTAAGCACACTTGTAGATAGAATATATAGAGATTATTTAAATAAACCTGATGATTTAGCAGCGTTCTCTAGGTTAGAAGGTTTAATTACAGATTCAGCAACATCACTTACTTATGAAGATGGTTTGTTTAGTGTAGAAGAAGAAAACTTATTAGAAGCAGGTGCATTAGTAGAGGTAGGACAAGAGCTTATGTTAGTTACTGATGCTAACCCTTCTACAAGAGTTTTAACAGTTTCAAGAGGATATGCTGGTACAACAAAAGTAGCACATTCTGACAAAGATAATATATTTTTAAATCCAACATTTCCTCGTAAGTCTGTGTTTGATGCTGTATCAGATAACATATCAAGGTTATATCCTAGTTTATATAATGTAACTACAACTAATGTTGTAGCTAATACAACATATCAAGAAGTACCTGCAAGTACAGTAGAAATATTAACCTCTTATGTACAAAACGCTAGTGGAGAACAATACACTTCTGCTGGTATAGAGCTACTTAGAGATTTTCCTCCATCAAGCACAAATACAGCAGTACAGTTTTACAACACAACAAATGGTAAGACAGTACATTTAGTTGTAAAAAGAAAGTTTGTGAGACCTACAGATGAAACATCTGATATAGAAACTGTATGTTTAGTTGCTCCTGAGTACGAACAGATAGTTATGGTTGGTGCTGTTGCAGACATAGTAGGTGCTACAGATATAGATGCAACAACACAAGAGTTTATTACAGAAAAACTAGCACAAGAAAACTATCCAGTTGGTTCAGGAGAAAGACTTAGAAATGCACTACTTAGACTTAGGTCATTATTGATAGATGAAGCAAGAGGGAACTTGCGTTCTTTATACCCTGCTCCTGTATCAATAATGAATATAAACTATAGTGCATAATGGCTGTATTACCTTCCTCTGCTAACACATCACATCCACAGGCTTTTGGCTATGAAGCAGATTTAGATGATTTGTTTTTACGCTTTGCTGCAGGTCCTGGTAGGCAACTTAGTATAAACACTTCGCCACTACAGGCACAAGCTATAAATACATCTGAAACACCAGAAGATTTCCAACAAGAGTTTGGTCAGACTTATTCTAGGACAGATTTTTCTGGTGGTAGTGGTTTAGATAAAGCTCATCAAAGAAATGCTGGACAATTTGATTTTCAGAAATACTGGGATAGTAAAGGTGTAGATGTATTTAGTGGTAAAGAAGTAGGTAACGAATACAAAGTATCACTACTACACGACACAGATGAATTAAGTAGTACAACAGAAACAAATTTATATATGCAAGAATTAAGTGGTTCTATATTTTTTGCTGATGGAGATGTATTA